CTATTCTAAAATGTCACGTTCGTTCATTTTTTCATAGTTCGTGGAGGTTTGTTGAGTAAAGAGGAAGAGTAAGTTCAAGTTCAAAAACATGTTCTTGGACACTCTTTCTCTTTTTTATTTTCTATTTTAAAAATTAATGTTTAGAAGGAGTTATTTATATATGGAAAAGTTTACGTTAAATTCTATCAAAATTAAAAATAATTGGTTTGGTGGAGAGAAAAAATCTAAATTTCAATTAATGGGTAAAGAAGAAGGGTTTAATCTCTATTTACAATTGTTCCGTTTCAGAGTACACCAAGGAGATATTACTGAACATCATTTTATTACAAGTATTAATGAGTTGCAGAAATTCACTAAAGTAAATGCTGATAGAAGGTTATCTCGCAAAAAGATTTTTGAGTTGTTAAAGAAATTGAGTAAGTTAGAAATCATTAAAAATAACTCTTTTAAGGATTGGAATTACTTGTTAGATGATGAAGGGAACGTAATAGGTGATAAATTACTTAGGTTAGAAGCCATTGACGTTCCGAATCTTACCAAGGAACAGGTTGGTAAGGACAAAGACGGTAATCCAAAGTATGAGGAAAGAGCCATTACAGATAATGATTATTATATTCCTATTGTGTTTGATATGGTCAATCACATTTACGATAACGGATTAAACTCTAAAGATTTATCAATCTATTATTTAATTCGTAAGTGGTCAATTGCCAATGCTGAGAAAAAGGCGTGGATGAACATTAACACTATTGAGAAGTGGATAGGGTATAAGGATACAACTGTTACAAAGTGTTTAATCAACCTAAATAAATCAGGTGTTGTGCAAACGGTAGTCAAAAAACAAAATGGGTCAGATAGTTTTGAACATCATCCATTTAGAGGTGATTTAGATAATATCCAAAGATTTAAAAAGGATAGCGTTGATACTCGAAACAAGTTTTTGAAGCGTTATGGAGAAAAACTAGAAGAGGAATCAAACCCATTTGAAAATTTAGATGAGGACTCTTGGGGCATAACGCCTAACGGATACTAATACAAGGTGAGAGAAATTATTTCTCTTTCCTTTTTTTTTATTTCAAAATTAATTTAAAAGGAGATTTATATTTATGGAAAATCAGGAAAAGGTAATTCAAATAGAAGAGAAACAGAAATCATTTAGTGAAGAGGTCGAAGAATTAAAAGAATTAATGAACAAAAGCATGGAAATGACAATCAGAAACACTGTGAAAATGGAAGAGTTATCAAAAGAGAGTCAAAAAACTCACAAATTTATCATGCAACAGTTAAAAGAGATTAACGATAATATCACAGACATGCGTGAAACGCTAAGAGGTGATGAATAATGAATATTTATGACGCTTTAAGTAATTTAGAGAATTGGCGGTTTGCTCAATATTTTAAATATCTTCACCCTGAATTACGCTTTGATCAAGATAGACCAGTCAAAACGGAAGAAGAATTTTTAAAGCGTGTAGAACGTAAAACAATGTCTCCATTTTATCGTTGGGAAAAGTCAAACGAATACAAACAACTTTTACAACTATACCTTGATTATCGTATGACTAAAGATTATGAGGAGATTTATAACGTGGTTGCTGATCAAGCCAAGCAAGGTGACGATAAAGCGGTTAAATTATTTATTCAACTTCAAAAGGAAATCTCTAATAATGCTAAATCTGTTTCTAAAATGTTTGAGAAAGAACAAGAAGAAGAAACAGAAGAAGATGACGGATTAGAGTTAGATTAGTGTTTGTACAGGCGATTCTGAGCGAATTAGATTTACATAAACGAATATTTGTACGGATAAATTTTGTGGGCGTGCGAGATATGCACGCTCATTTTTAATGTGTAAAGTATTGAGGTGATAAGGTGGCTACTAAAAGTAAAAATAAAAAGTTAGATAAGGTTATGTCGGATTTTCGTTTGTTTGCAAAGAACTTTATTAAAATTACAGATAATAACGGTGAAAATATTCCCTTTGTTCTAAATCCTGAACAGGAACAATTCACAGAAGAAATGGTAAAGTATAATGTCATTCTAAAAGGTCGCCAAATAGGGTTTACTACTTGGTCTTTGGCTTACATGTTGTATTGTGCTATGACTCAACCTGATACATCATATCTGATGATGACACACCATAATAAGGTTACTCAATCATTACTCAGACGAGTAAATAAAATGTATGAAATGCTACCACATGATAAGTACCCCGATTCATTCCCTAAGAAGAAAATCAGTAACCGAGATGAAATATATTTTGATAATCATAGTCGAATACAAGTTGCTACTGCTGGCGGTGATGATTCAATCTCAGGTAATACATTCCAACTAATACACTTTAGTGAGATGGCTAAGTATCCAGAAGGTGAACAAGAAGAGATTATTGCAACTGCCATTCCTGCACTAGCCAAAAACCCTAATAGTAAAATTATTATTGAATCTACCGCTATGGGTTATAACACCTATCAAGAGATGTTCATGAGAGCATTTAGAAGTAAAGAAACAGTATGGAAAGCACACTTCTATAATTGGTTGGCAAAAGCGTATAGTAATCAGTTTAAACACTCTTTTGATGAAGCCGAGGAATGGTTCAAGTTACATAATAAGGGTCGCAGATTGAGGAGAGATGACCTAGACCATGATGAAAAGGTGTTAAAAGAAAAGTATGGTGCTAATTTTAGACAATTGATGTTCAGACGTTGGTATATTGAGAGTAATAGTATTGAGAAGTTCCACAGGGAATTTCCTACTACTCCTGATGAAGCATTTCAGACAAGTAATGTGTCTGTCTTTGATACGAATAAAATTATTGAACGTTTGCAGCATGTAAGAGATCCACTTGAAACGAAAGAAGTATTTAATGAGTTACCAGTAGAATTACAACCATACATAGGTAAGAGTTTATTCATTTATCAGTATCCTAAGAAGGGTGTACGTATGTACGGTGGAGTTGATACTGCTTCAGGTACTGGTGGTAACAATGACAATAGTACAATTTCAATATTCAATGCTGAAGGTGAACAAATGGCAACCTTCTATGCAAATGATGTTCCTGTCTATGAGTTTGCGAAAGTCGTAAACCATTTAGGCAGTTTTTTTAATTATGCCTATTTATGTGTCGAACGTAACTCATATGGACTCCCATTAATTGAACGTCTTAGAAAAGATTATGGCTATCTTAATTTGTTAAAGCAGAAGGTCTTTGACCAAAAAGGTAAACGTAAATTGCAGTTAGGTTATCAGACAACGAATGTTACTAAGCCAATTATTATAAATGATATGGTCGAACACTTCAGTTTAAATATGATTGTGATTGAGTGTATGCAGACATTAGAAGAAATGAAAATTTATCAGGACAATAACGGAAAGATGGGCAATAAACAAGGTAACAACCTACATGATGACCTTGTAATTAGTGTGGCTATGGCTATCCAAGCCATGAAGCAAGGTAAGTATTATGTGGATTTATAACGTAAGGAGTTGAGATAATGAGCGAATTAAGCCAATACATAAAACAAAAGTATGACGGTAAATCAGATTGGTTTGTTGAGGAAGTGAATACGGTTCACAACCAACAACGTGTAGTAGATGTGCAAAATAAGAAAGATTATCTTAATGGTCAACATGCTATTCAGAATAAGCAATCTTATAAATACAATGGTAAAACGTTTGAGCCAACTAAGATTGTATTACAGTATGCTAAGACATTGTTAAACTTTCAAAAGGCATATTTGCTTCAGAATCCTATTACATTGACTGGTGATGAGTCAGTAGTAAAACGGTATCAGCGTGTACTTAGAAAAGGTAAGTATGATCGTTTTAATCAGAAAGTGTTAGATAAGGTGCTTAAATATGGACAGGTCGCAGAATACGTCTATATACATAATGGTACGATTAAATCTAAGTTAATTAATTCAGATGAATTTGTACCAGTACATAATGAGAACAATGATTTAATTGCAGTCATTGAAGCATTTATTCATGATGGTATCTCTTACTATATTGTATATGATGAAGAGTATGTAACACGTTATGATGATAATGGAGGGGAATTACGATTAATTGAACGTAACCCTTCTCTAAGTGGCTTGCCTATTGTATATCATAATGACAGTGAGTTATCAGAGGTTGAAGGTCGTTCAGAATTGGATGATTGGATTAGTGTGTTAGATAATCTTGAATCTATTCTTAGTAAGTATGCTGAAGCAACTGAAAAGTTCTTAGACCCTATATTTGTTAATGTAGGACAACAGTTAAAAGGTGATAGTTTGCCTGCTGATATGGTTGGTAAGGGGATTAATTTAGATGATGGTGGTGACGCTAAATATCTACAAGCCAAATTAGATAGTCAGTCATTTGAGACATTACATCAAACGCTATTACAATCCTTGTTAGACATATCACAGACACCTGCAGTAAGTATGAATAAGACGGATATATCTAACTTATCTGAGGTTAGTATTAAGTTACTATTCCAGTTAGCAGATATTAAAGCAGGTATGAATGAACAGTTTATGCGTGAAGGTATAGAAGAACGGTTTGATAAGATAAGAAAACTGTTAGCATTACAGGGTACTAATATAAATGAAGAGAAGTATGATACATTAGATATGGTATTCCAATATGCGACTCCTCAAAATGATAGTGAGGTTATAGAACAGTTACAACAGTTAAGGGATATGAAGGCAATTAGTTTAGAATCATTGCTTGGTCATAGTCCGATGACAACAGATGTACAAAGTGAGTTAGATAAGATTAAAGATGAAGGCATTGATAAGGAAGATGTCGAAGTTAATAATAATGAACAAGATAATAATGATAATGTAAAGTAAATATACTTGACAGATTGAATGGGAATGGCTTAATGATGGGGAATTGTATAGAATAATATACTTTGATTATCACACACCTGTTATGTCAGCCATTTCTTATTCGATTAAGTGACACAAGCGAACCCAAAAACGGTATTTTGTTCTATATTGGCTTAAAAAGGTTTAAAATGGCTTGAAATACCGTCATAATAGGGTTTTGAAGGGGTTATACATTAGATAAAATCAACATTTTAAGAATAACTGGTGATCTATTTTATTCATGATTTTATACAGTATATTTTGATGTATAATTAGTCGTCTAAATTCACCTTTTGAAAACGTTGATATGACGGTCTTGAAAGGATGACTTCCGATAAGATGGATTATGTAACCTAGTGTTCGTGTTGTACAGTTTAATAGTTGATATAATTGCATTTATAATGCGAACATTAGCGATTTATAGGGTTGTAAACCAGTCATTTGAGAGTGAATATTGATGAATGTATTATACATTTTATACAAATGGCATATGCCTTATGTTCGATACCCCAATGAAGGTTGATATGCCCTCTAACTAACCCTTTTACACACCCAAGAAAAAATTTAATGTTTGGCAGGTATTTGTAAATATTTGTTGAATATTGGTGTGAGGGGGTGAAATGATGACTTATCCTGAACGTATTAAAGCCATTAGAATTTTAAAGAACTTTACATTAGATAAAAACAAGATGTTCTATGTTTACTATAGAAAGAAGAATCAATCTAAAGAAGATAATTTTGCATTCCATGATGTAGATTGGAATGAAAGGGATAATGTGTTTATTTTCAGATCATTTGAAGCATACGGTGATTATATGGACACTAGCAAAGTTATGGATGAAGTGGAATTAGAAGAAACAGAAATTCTTGACGTTAAAGACATGCTTGATATATATGATTATACGGATTTTTAATAAACAGGGGGTATGAAGAATGAGAAAGGTGACGGCAATCACATCTTTTATTCAAGATATGTCTTATTTGATTGATCATGGGGCTCACTATTCTATTTCTGAAGTAAATAAGCATATAGAAGATAAGGATTTGGTTGATTGGTTAGAGAAAGAATTTCCTTTTGGTATGGAAAATGGACTAGATTTTAGTATGTTTAAAAGGGCACATAGAGATTATCTACATGATGAGTATGAAAGTATTTGGTGCTGTTACGCTGGGAATGAAAGAAGGAAATGGTGAATAGAAAACATCGGTTTAAATATTCTTATATGCTAGGCAATTGAAATTTTAAGAAATACTCAAGGAAAACATGAAATGTTATAAC